ATGAAGCTGTGGTTGGTCAGGGTCCCAGCACTCAGGACAAACTAGTATGTTCACTGTTTTCGTCTTGATGACCAGTCTTTTTAATTCTTTTAGCTTGTACCGCTCACCGCATCTATCACACTCGGCAATTGCGTTCTTGCCACTAGCATACTTGGTAGCCATAGCTTACCTCGTATAAGACATATTACGTGGTACAAAACGAATTGGTGCTTTCTCGCGGTCTTCGTCGGCGGCTAACTGGAACTGTTGCTCGTAGTCGGCTTTTAAACCCATGATACGGTCAGCTGGTACGCCTTCAAGTTTGATAGACAAGTAGTAAGCTAAGCCTGCCACCATGCACGGTATAAAGCGGAACGGAATGTCTTGTGTATTAACACCATCACCTGCATTGTTTAAACGACGTAAGCGCCAGTAAATCAATGTGTACTGTGTACCTGAAACACCTGTAGGCCAGATGTTTACGTTAGGTAGTCTAGTAACCGTCACGCTTGAACCGATTATATGGGCCGCTGCAGTTGTATTGTTTACACCGCGATAGCAGTTTAGTAGCTGATTGCCGCTCACGTTCTGATACAGGATAGTTTCTGAATCAATGTTAATGTACCCTTGGCTTGCTAGGTTATCCGCATTGACTACGTTAATGGTTGTGTCCGTTGCCGTTATAGCGGCTGATAGTGTGGTTGTAGCTGACGTATTTACATTGCCTGATTGACGGTCAATCCACACCTGAATAGGGCGACCTGTAGCATTCTTGTTAGGGATAGTGCTGTAGGTAGACTCGGATATGCGGTTGATGTTGATGTCTGTTTGGTTTTGCGCTGAGCCAGTACGAATAACTGTGTCTAATAAATCAATCGTATCGATAGGCATTGGGTAGCTAATCTGACCTGCATTTATATTGATTGGGATTTGACCTTGTTCGATTGTCCACAAGTTAATGCCGCGGTTAGCCCACTCAATAGTCATCAAGTTGATACTACGACGGGCGGTGCGGAAGTCGTAACCAGTACGAAGCTCTTTACCACAACGCTCAAAAGCCTCTTCTATGAGGTCATTTAAGTCTAAATTGAATGTTGATACACCAGTGGTTGCCATATGTTTTTACCAAATAATTACTATGTCAATTATGCCTAAACTTATAATAACATAATTGTCGCTTTCAATCAGCTCGTATTGGACGCCTACTGCAAACCCGCATATCATTCCAACACTGAACAGATGCATTATGTTACCTTCCTATATGGCTTAACCTTGCTTTTAATCTTGGTAGGCTGGGCTACGAACTGCTTACCCTTTGCCTTACCTTCCCGTTTTGCTTTGGTTGTCGCTGCATACTCTGCAGGGGTCAGGGCTTTAATCGCTTTCTCAGGCAAGTATCGCTCACCTGTATCAGATGATTTCTTACCGGACTTGGTTGTCCATTTCTGTTCAGTCCAAGACTTAAGCGACTTCTGGCTTTTAGCTAACGCACTCACTTATAACCGCCACCTGACTCTTTATAGCGCTTGGCTAATAACTGTGCCTTGCGAGCTGACCATTGACCTGCACCAGTACCCTGTACAGCTGAGTTTTTGATGCTATTAAACAATGCTTTACGTTTGCCAGGCTGAGTATAGTTGTTGGCTTCGTTTACCTTAGACTCACCGCCTTCAGCAAGCATCTTTATTTGACCGCCTTTTTTATACTCTTTGACAAACTGAGGCTTGTCCTTACGTACAATGGTTTTTGCCTTAGGCATTTTACTTGGGGCTATATCACCCATACCACGAGACGCTCTCATGATTACACCATCTTACCGCGTGTTTTACCGCGCTGAGCGCAACCGTCTGCACGGCTAGAAGCTGTACCACCCTTAGCCATCTTAGTGCAACCGCCGCTTTTCATGTTAATGCTCATGTCGTCTTCAGTTTGCCCAATAGGATATGTTTTTTGTTTAGGTTTATCCTTAGCCTTTGGAGCTGGAGGGGGTGGCGGAGGTGCAGATTTTTTTGGGGGTGTAGGTGTTGCAGAACCGTTATCTACTTCAGCTTCCCATGCTTCTATTTTCTTAGCCATTATACCATCCGTCCTTTTGTTTTACCGCGTTGAGCACAGCCATCACCACGTGATGATGCTGATGAAACTTTACCGCCTTTTTTGTAGTTTGCCGACATTGTTGTATCATATTCAGCAGCATACGCCTTTTGTTTATTTACACCTTCATTATACTCGTCAGCAATTTTATCTGCTTCAGCTTTATTACCAAATTTATGTCCTAGTACTGACGGGCGCTTATCACTTTTTGCGTCTTGTCGGCTCATGTTTGGACCGATATTCATTTGGGGTCCTGTTTTTTTGTTACTTTTTTCAGCAACTATTTCATCATATTGCCCGACTCGTTTAACCCAATCTTTATCTAGGATTTCCTTAGCCATTATATTATCCGTCCTTTTGTTTTACCTTTAGTTGCGCAACCGTCTGCACGAGATGAAGCAGAGCCGCCTTTAGCCATCTTAGCGCAACCACCTTTTTTAAGAGCTGCTAGGTCAGTTTTCTTACCGCCATGCATTTGTTTATCGTGCATACCGATAGCTTTCTTAGCCATCTTTTTGTCTTGTGCCATATCCATTTTCATATCTTCTTTAGCCATACCGCCTCCTACAAATTTTTTGCCTTTATCGGCTTGATTAAACTCTTTGGCAACCTTGGTAGGTATACCTACTTTTTTAGCGAAGGCTGGATTGTGTGCAGCGGCCGCCATGAAATTACGTTGTTTTTTGCTAGTGCTTGGCATTCTATTTTGCCGTGAACCAACTTGTGCCGCCATCAGGTACTTTTGCTGGGGCTGGGGTTTCTTTAACTTCTTTAGCTACTACTTCTTCTACCGCTACTTCTTCTGCGGCTTCCGTTACTTTAGTTTGTTTCTTTAGTGTAAAGGCCATTTTAGTTTCCTATCCAAATAATTTATGTGCGAATTGAGTAACAACAGCACCTAAGGCGCCACCGGCACCGCCAACCATCATCAATACTTTCCAGCCACCACGAGCTTCTGCAAGTGTTGTATTAATATCGTTAAGCGTAGCTTTAATTGACTCCATGTCTTGGACCAATTTATCCATATCAGCTTGTAGATGTTTAATCTCAGTCTCATGTACCGCGAGTTCCCGTTCAACACTCATTAGCATTTCCACCTTTTTAATGAAGCTGCTTTACGAGTAGGCTTACCGTTTTCGTCTTTCATCGGACCGGGCATACCTGACATACGGGCACAGAACGATTTCTTACGTGGGCCACCCTCTGGTTGAGGAGCTTTTAAGTTTGAGCCAGTAGCCGCATTGTATTTAGCACGACCTTTAGCGGTAAGACCTGCGCCTTTCGACACAGGGAGCTTCTCGCCTCTACCTACTGCTAGGGATGGGGTCTTCTTAGCCATATATAAGCAACGCTGAGTCAACATTAGTGATAACAGCAAAAACACCTGTCTCAACTAAGATGCCTTCGCCCGGCATTAATAAGTAGTATGTCCCACCATTTACAGCAGTTGGGGTACTAATAGTGCCAATAGGCGAACCTGCGTCACTTGAGCCATCGTATAAAACTACCGTACCCGCTGCAGCTGCAGAAGTACCATAAATAGCCTTAATGCGACAACGGCCAAGCACTGCGCCGGATTGGGTTTTAAATGTGTTACCCGCTGTAGCACCTAGCGGCTGCGTTAACAGAACATCGGTTTGCATCATAATTAATCTCCTTGTTATTAGTAAGGGCTGTCATGTGGGCGATTGACATTTAAGGCTTCTTATTAGGAAGCCACCCTCAGATTAATTAGAATGTGTTAGCTGTGGACAATACTGAGTTAGTAGCAGCCCAAGGTGCGTTTTGATTACCGTTGCCGCCAAATTGAACTCCGTAACCTGCAGGGATTACCACACCAGCTGTAGAGCCGTTAACTTTTTGGCCAGCTGTAGATGTTGAATCGTTAGTACCGTAACCACCTAAAACGTGGGTGATAGAAGCATCGTAGTTCAAAATAGAACCTTTAATGCCGTTGTAGATTGCTTGAGCTGGTTGCTCAGACAAAGTAAATTCGCCGCTAGTTACTTCTGGAAGCACTAATGTACATGTTGAAGCTGGGCCGCCGTCTGCTGCAGAAAGAATAACGATGTTGCCGCCTGCTGGAATATTAACTGCACCGCCAACTACATCGGTTGCTTTTATATAAACTACTGGTTCTGCAAAGCCTGCTAATGAACGAACTGGACCGCTAAAGGTGGTATAAGCCATTTGAATGTCTCCATATAGAGTAAAGCCTAATAGTCTTATATGCGTCTGCCGGGACAGTCTAGTAGGCCGGATTTTTCCCGGTTGATAACTGATTTATACTATGTTATTGTTCGTATGTCAATGTTTTATTAGGGTATCTATGCCGTACAAAGACCCCGCAGTTCGCAAGGCAAAAGCAAAGTTATATTCAAAGAATCATTATGAAGGCAACAAGCCAGCCCACATTGAGCGAATTAGGTTAGGTAAGATAAAGAAACGCATTCAATGGGAAGCTTATAAAGGCACGCTTGCTTGCGCCAACTGTGGTGAAAACCACCCATCAGCATTAGACTTCCACCACGTAGTACCCGACCCAGCCAACAGAAAGATAAGTGAATTAGTACAGAACGGAGCTTATAAAATAGCCCGTGAAGAGATAGAAGCCAAATGCATAGTCCTATGCGCCAACTGCCACCGCAAACACCACCACGAAGAACGTCAATTAAAAGCAGGTCAGCTTACAGAAAAGTAGTGTTACATGTAACAAAAAACCCCCGAAGGGGCTAGTACTACTTGTTCATTACGTACATAGTTACTTCAAAACCGAAACGCATTTCTGTAGCTGCTGGTGTTGTCCACATGGTATATCTCCTTAAGTCGATTGAGTGTACACATCGATGTGTACATGTACACATTCTGCTCTTTTATAAACACGATGCAATACGGAAAACCATTAAAAAAGGCCCACCGAAGTGAGCCTTTTATTACCAAGCCTAATTAAGCGCCTGGAGAACCGTACATACCTAGTGGGTCAGAATAACCGAAGCTATAACGCTCACGAGATTTGTAACGTACGTTACCAGTGTCGAAATCACCGTCCATGCTATTTTGCAATGGAGTACGAACAAAGTGTTTCATACCGTTTGGCACGTCTGTAGTCAAGAACCAAGCATTGTTGTCGGTCAAGAAGTGGTTAATTGTATAACCTTCTGGGATTGAACCGTTGTTTTCAATGGCGTTGATGTCATTGTCAGCAGTACCTACACGTAACTTAGTTTCCAACAAGCGAGTTGCAACGAATTGCAATGCTGGTGGAACGATAAGTTTTTTAGGTTTAGCTGCAATCAATAGACCACGTTCGTCAGTCCAAGCTGCGATTTGAATAACTGCATTTTCCAATGAAGTTTCGTTCAAGTCAGCTGCAACTGTAGGACGGTTGCTATTGCTACCACCAGACACTAAGTTGTGTGTAGTTGAGAATAATGTAGTGCCGTCACCACCGTTATAACCAGCGGTAAAGCCATTATTCAATACAGCAGCGGCTTTCACTTGTTTCGTGTAAGCCATAGCACGAGCCAATGCTTTAGTATAACGAGCAGACAATGAGTCATACAAGTTATCTTCGATAGCCTCTTCAGTTAAGCTGAAGCCATAAGCGATTGTTTCGTGGTTGTATCGAGCAGTCCATGCTTCTTGAGCATTGTCGTAAGCGATGGCAGAGCCCTCGTTTTTAACAGGTGCAGCTGAGAAGCCAGACAATTTTGTTTCTTCTTCGAATGAACGCTCAGAAGTCTCTGTTTCGTAGATTTCTTGGTGTTCTTCACCATATCGTGCATATTCTAAACCGAATAATGCATTAAGACCTGGTAATAGCTCTTTAAGGAGCTGTGCGCGTGAAATAGCCATATATTATCTCCTTAATTAAGCGGCAGCTAAGCCAGTGGTTGATAGAAGTTGTGACAAGTTAAGTTTAACAACGCACTCTACGAATGCATCTGTACCTGTCGCTGATGCTGGAACTACGCTTACTACACGGAATGGGAAAGTTGCTGTAACAGCAGCTGAACCACCATAGATAGATGAAGTCGCGTTACCAGTGTTTGCATCAGGAGTACCAACGATACCTGTTACGTTTGTGCCGACGATGTTTTTGCCTGCAGCTGTAATGGTTGAGTTGTTACCTGTGATTGCTACTTGATACAAAGCAAATGGGTCATCAACTACATAAGCGATAACGTTAGTTACGCCTGAAGCTGGTGCGTATTGTGCTTGTACTGTTTGGCCAGATGAGTTTGTGTATTGAACACCTACTGCAACGCCAAGAATAACA